GCAGATAGGGCTAATTTGTCCCATATGCTCGGATCAGTAATCTTGGTCATATTTCACCTTTCTATAGTGATAATGACTTTATACAGACGGTCTGACAATAGTAGGCTAGTTGCTTGTTTTGATGGATTTCTCTAATGTGTCTACACGCTTATTTATAGTCTCTAACTTTGCCTCAACACGTTGGATACCCAGGGCTATATCGGGAAGTGACCTGCCACCATTACTACCAGGCTGAATAAGTTGTGTGTGCTCAGCTATAGATCTCTGAATAGGTTTGACCACCACATAACGATGCGTGGCTAATAACAATGCACCAACAGCTGTAATAGCCATCGCTACCTGACCTGTCAGGAGTATGTAATCAATCAGAGTCATCGGACTCCCTAATCGGGAAAGATATGAGCCATATTACTAGACCTATGATGATTAGCCACCCTGTAACTATCTTCGCGCTGCCATCGAGTGTGAAATAGGCAATTAAAAGTCCGACATATGTCCAAACATCGCCAGTAATACCAATAAAATATTTCTTTAACCAAATCATTTGTTTCTCCTACTCATAGCGCCTACGGCAGATATTTGTGCTATCTGTTGCACTAAGACTGCTGCGATAACCACGCCCTGTGACTCTTCGCGTTGCTCAGGTGTCATATCCGATCCCACATTTAATATCGCTTCAGTTGCTGCAAAGACTTCGGCAATGCCAGGTATGTCAGCCAGCGCAGTGGGTATCTCTAATTCTAATGTATTTTCAGCTATGTATTCCTGAATTATTTCTTCTTGCCTTAACACCTCTAACTCCTCTACACTTAACTCAGGTTCGAGAACAGGAGTTTCAATTGTTTCTTGTTCAATTATTTGCTCAGTTATCTCTAATTCTGGCTCTACTATCGGTGGCAGGCTTGGGGCTGGTACTACGATTTCAGGTTCCTGAGTCGAAGTCGGTGCGTTATCTGAGTTATCTATTACTGGTTCTTGCGTTGGTTCAGGTGTTAATTCTGGTGTCGGGGTTGGTGTAGGTGTCTGGGTTTCTGTTTCTGTTGGTGACGGTGTTGGCTCTGGTGTGGGTGTTTCACTCGGAGTGACAGTTGGTGTTGGTGATGCTAATACAGCACCAGACCATGTGAGCATGTAATTACCTGTAGGTGTTTGATTTCCATTACTGACAGCCCATGCAAATGATGTGGCTCTTATGAAATATGTACCAGCATCTAGTGGTAAAGATAATAATGAGGCTAAATAATTTGTAGCTGAGTGCGCACCATCATCGTTAGCGCCTAATTTAAGTGTGTCTTGCCATATCTCGACCCAGGAATCTATGAAGCCTGTGGCTCTGGGATCACCAGTAGTAGTGGTTACAGTTACAGTGCTAGGAGTCTCTACAGTAATAGGTACATCTACATATGGTTGCTCAGGTGATAACTCTATGAGTACATCATCAGCGAATGCACTAGATGACATCATGACAGCTAGTAGTGCTAATGGTAGTAATAGTCGCAGGCGTAACCTACGAATCTTATCTCGCTAAGATCTCGGCTGGGTCACAGTCAGCACCAGCTGACCATCTGATGTTGTCGCGCATCTCGAAATGTAAGTGTGGACCTGATGAGTTACCAGTATTACCTGACTCACCTATGTGTTGGCCTTTTACTACAACATCACCTGGTTTAACTAATGACTTTGTAAGATGTGCGTAGATAACCCATCTCTTTTGATCATTAACGGTAACCTGTTGCACAATTTGTGTGCCGTAGGATTTACCCCAGTTTGCGTTAGCGATTACACCATCATCGACTGCGAGAATATCTGTGCCTGATGGCACTGCGAAGTCCACACCAGTGTGATAGCCACGACTCCACATCTTGCCTAATTTCTTATATTTTGTGGTTATCTTGCCATCTTTAATAGGTAACGCCATTATTTAGTTTCATCTTTCTTATTAGCACGTTTGAATATCGCATCGACTTCAGCCTGTGTAAGTTTTCCATCATCCAAGAAAGCCTTTGCCAGATCTGTGATTACACGTGACACAGCAAGCCCCCCAGCAATAGCAGCCGAGTTTACAGGTGCGACTCCAGCGAATGCGCCAACACCGATGGCTGGAAGTGCTGTGGCTAGAAATAAAGCAAATGCTCTCATTACAACATCTTTAATAATTGTGATACTCATAAAATCTCCTCAGTACGATTACCTAATTCTACCCCAGGAGTTTGTAATGCATTTACCACTTGTTTAGCGACAGGTGATGCTAACTCTGCATATATCGCTGTCGTTGCTGGTGAAGCGTGGCGCATAAGTTTAGACAAAGCTAATAAGTCACCACCAGAAACGGAGTAGCAGTTAGTAGCAAAATAGTGACGACCAGAATGCAGTTTCTTGTTTATACCTAAGCGTCTTAACTCTCTACATGCGTAAGTTGATAAAGTGTGTGGTTTAACTGTCGGCCATAATCTGCCCAGAGTCTTATATGACTTAATCATCTCCACTACCACAGGATGCGCTGGTAATGCTAAATCTGTGCCACCTTTACCATGTGGGATACGTATCATGTAACCATCCTGATGCTCCTCTAAGTCAGCACCACAGGTCAAAGATATTTCTGCTGCTCTAAAGCCTGCAAAACAGGACAGAATAAACCAGTCACGCATAGGACTCTTAGCTGATTCCATAATCGTGGCCACCTCACCAGCTGTAAATGGTCTAGGCATCGATTTAGGCTTCCTAATGCGCACCAGTTTCTCAGCCGGGTTATGATCCTCAGGTACTAACTGCAGATGTATAAGATGCCTGTAGATCATCTTGTAACGGTTACTATTTGTCTTTCTGGTGGCCTGAGCAGGCGATAGCATAATTACCTGCTCAAGATCATCAGTGGTAGCAAATTGTGGATGCACACGCTTAGACAGCCTGTTTATTAGATGCTTATCAGTTAGCCATAACTGTCTTTTATGACCTAGTACCTGAAAGCGCTTATGGTATGCCTCTAATATCTGCTCAACTGTGTACCAGGGCTCGCCTGTTATTACGGTGTCGGTTTGGATATCGCCACCAGTCTCTTTAGTTTCTTATTTAATTTAGACATTTCACCTTTAAGTCGCTTAATTTCAGCTCTAATCTCTTTCTTTGTGACAGGCTCAGACTTAACCTCAGGCACATACTGGATCACAGTATTAGTGCCACCACTAACTGTTACCACTCTTTCTATAATCTGTGGTGCAGGTGTAATGGTGACTGTAGGTGTAGGAGTTGGTGCTGGAGTGTAGGTGCCGTTAAGCCAGGCAGTCCAGTCATCTCCACCAGCCATCTGTAATGTCCAGGCTTGTGATGTCCAGCAGGTAGTGATGTATCCACCACCCATAACACCCTCACCAGTCTTTATCGGGTACTGCGCTGGACATGTGATATCACGTGTCTCACGATAACTTCCTGGAAATGGTTCTGTAAATGCTAATGATGGTGATGCGATAAGTGCGCAGAGTGTTGTAGCTGTTAGTACTTTGTATTTCATTTCATACCTGCACATATCTGCGCAGTGTAATAGTTAGTACAGATAATACTGCAGAATTAGAGTATTGAGTTAATTTCTTCTTCTGTTAGTCCAGCGATCTCTGCTAATTTGTTAATCGCATTAGCACGCGCAGTTCTCTTTGCTTCATACTCGGCTTCAAGTAGTAATGATTCTTGAACGCGTGCGTCTCTTTCAGCAATAAAATCTGCCTTGGCTTGACCAGTCAATTCTACTTTGTCGTTATCTATTTGTATGTAAATTTTTTCAGTTGCCATTGTCATAACTCCTATCTGTTATATCCATAAACGCAAATTGTGCCAGAAAGATTATTTGAATTTGGAAAAATGGTAAATCCTGTGTATGAGGTTGTATTTCCAACAACATTAGATACTTGGTCTTGTCTAATAGTATTTATTGTGCAAATTCCTGTGCTTCCAAGTAAAGTTGTTTTTGTTTCAAAAGGACTGAAAATATCAATAATAATAGAATTTTTATCAGTATTCGCAGCAGAACCAATCAAGGCTTTATTTTGTGAAGTTGCTCTTGAAATTGCACCAGTAGAACCACTTTGTTGAGAATATTGGTAAGCATAAACAGAACCTGATAAATCAGCGCCACCTACTCTCATTCTTAAAAATATGTCGTCATTTGCTGTTGAAATAATAAAATCTTCAATTCGAATTAAATAATTTGTATAAGTTGCACTAAATACATCATTGATTGATTGACTGGCTACTCCACTAAAACTAGTTGTATTTATCAAAGTTAAACCTTGAGTAGAAGCGGCAGCAGGATATACATCAGCGAATGCTGCACCTGTATAAACCTGTAACTTATCAACGTCAGTTAAATATGTGAGCATTCCTTCTTCAAAGTTAGCTGTACCTATAGCAGATGATCGTGCTGCTGTGCCACCGAATACCATGACGGCTTGGTCTTGCAAATAATTCTGTACGTTCGATGCTGTTAAGACTTCACCAGCTGTAAATACTCTGTAACCTGAGCCCATTTAGAAACTCAACCTTCCATCGTCTAGGAGTCCAAATATTAAATCATCCAGAACTAAACTGGCGTAATCTAATGTTTCAAATCCATATGTAATTCTGTGTGACATAGGTCGTATGTCGTGTTCTATAGCGATAATACTAGCGTATTTGTCTATCTGTGTCCCAGTTTGATTAGGTGTGAACTTAATCTGTGAGATGTCACCTATTTCTAGGGATAAAACGGATGCCTGCTCAGCAGGAGTTAAGTCCTCGAGCACTACGGTCAGTCGTTCAAATCTATATTCGGGTTCAGAGTACTTACCTAGTAGGTAATCAGCTAAGTCCTGTGCCTGCGCATCTGTGCTCATAAGTAGATTGCTTTGTACCAGTGCTACCACACCGTATGAGTTCTGACTATCGGTATCAGATGCTGTGGCTGTACCACCATTATTACGCTCTATCTGTATAAAGTTGTATAGTAACTCTGACCCATATACGACCTGGACATCCACAAATGGGATACCTGTACCATCATCTGTGAAAGATACAAGACCTGATGATGTAGGCGCTTCTGTCCTGTCTCTAAAGATGATAGATCCATCAGCACCCATAAATAATGAACCTGGCTCGCTAAAATTAACCAGTTGCAAATAGTCCAGTGCATTAGTGCCGTCATCGACTACATCAGCCTGTAATGTCATACCACCAGTGTCAATGCTTCTTAATGAGGCTGGCCAGTTAATCTCTGACCTATCTAACACTGCACCGATGCGAGCACCAGTTAGCTGAGTTGTGGCTGTGTGTGCTGTTAATACCTGTTGTGCTAAATATGTGAAACCATCTGATACCACTGCACCAGCTGTCGAGTAACCTGATACCTCATACTGGAGATTCCAGTCATCTATAGATCCATAGAAAACAGCTGAGCCTGATGTGGTGACACGCACAGTTCGTCTAGGGATAATCTGACCAAAGAACGGACTAGATGCGTTAAGAGGATCAAAGGCACGATCCTGATTTATGAATGTGATATTAGAATTACCTGCTGTGAACTTATCTAACTGCCTAGACTTACCACGATTAACGCTAACACTCAGCACTTTGTCTGACACATCGTAAAATAATGTGCCACCTAATGTGTAGGTCGTATTATCTAATACACCCTGGACAGCATCATCTAATATAAAGAACGGTCCACCTAGAGCTGATAAATCAAATCCGATTTCAACTTTGGTGGCTGGTACTGTGCTCATTAAGCACTCGCAAATACTGGACCTGAGGTCTTTTCAAATTTCTTAATAGCATCCACAATCACTCTTCCGACTGCTGCACCATCAGTTCCCACACCAGCGTTCACAGTGATGTTAAATGTGTTACCTAACACTCCACCTGCTTTATTCAGAGGGATAATCGCTTCTGGTCCTGCCTCACCGACAAGTCCCATCATTGGTTGGGTAACGATTCCACCCTGAGCAAACTTAGTAATTCCATAGGCTTGTGCTAATGCTGTGTACGATCTAGCAGCAGATGTAGATAGTGTGGAAATTTTGGATACGGCACTAGCAGTTAATCTTGATGTGTCTAATTTAGGTGTTGCTTTAGGTGTCTTACCCTTATCTTCTTTGACTGGGACAACACCTGCAGTACCACCACCACCACCACCAGTCGTATCTGTTAATGCTGCGTATGCTGCTCGGGCTGCTGCTAATTGTGACAGGATGCCATTTACTAATGCCTGAGCACTGTCCACACCTGCCTGGTAAAAGTTCTGTGCTCCTTGCATACCCACTTCGTCAGCTACAACTGCGATAGAGTCTAATAATG